CACAGTTGCAGAGCAGATGTACGGTGATTCATCGTTAGATTATATTATTGTATTAGTTGCAGGTATAACAAATATAATTGATGAATGGCCACTTCAAGACTATCAAGTTTATGATTTTGCATTACAAAAATATGGTTCTGAGGAAAAAATGAATGAAATAAAATATTATGAAACTTTGGAAATAATTGATGACCAAGGTAGACAAATTGTGCCACCAAATTTAATTGTAGATGCTGATTTTAAAGTTGACGGTACTGTAAATAAATTTCCAAGTTCAACTAGATACACGTTAAAAGCACTTACAGGTAATAGACAACTAGATGATAAAGATGAATTTACAGTATTAACTGATAATATAGCCCGTGCTGTGACCAATCTTGAATATGAATATGCGACTAATGAACAGAAAAGAGAAATTAATGTATTATCACCTGGATATGTCCAGTTATTCATAAATGATTTAAGAGATATTGTTAGCTATGATAAGAGTTCAAGTTACATATCAAAGAATGTAGCGGGAACTGAAAATACAAACGTTGTTAACCCATAAAAAAAAGGGGGTCGTTTGACCCCCCGTATAATTATTCTTCTGCGAGTTTCGCAAAGTAGGATAATGCATCATCCTCTTCTTCTGCTACTGCAGGAGTTGGTTTTGATACAGCAGCAGTTACTAACTCTTCTGCTTCTCCACGATCAATATCCTCTTCTTCAAACTGTGGTGCAGCGGACTTCTTGTTTCCAAGAACATAATCTAGACGAGTCTTTAACTCATCATATGTCTTGAACTGGTCTGGTGCAACAATCTCAGCAAGTGAGAATTGTTTCTTCCAGAGTGCTTCCATTGCATCATCATCATCAAGTAAAGGACTTGGTGCTGCAAATTCAGAACTATCGTAGTTTCTGTACCCTGCAACATTCTTTGCTTTTAACTTGAAGTTAGCACCTTGCCAGAAATCAAATGGATCGATTGCTTCCTCATCTTCAAACTCTGGTTGCATTGCTGCAGTAAGTTTGTCAAAGATTTTCTTCCCATACTTGTATAGGAATACTTTACCTTCATTCTCAGGGTTTGCAGGATCTTTCACAACATAAACGTTACTAACATAAGTTAACTTACGCTTCTGCTTCCTTGCTGTTTCTTTTCCAGCATCAGTACCATTATTCCAGAGTAATGAGTTATACTCGGAAACTGGGTCTTTCTGTCCAAGTGTAGTGAGTGAGTTCTCAATGAACCATCCACCAGGACCTTGGAATGCATGTGAATATAGTTTTACAAATGGTAAATCTTCACCTTCGGGTGCAGGTAGGAATCTGATAACAGCATAACCGTTACCTCCTTTGTCTACATCTAGCTTCCAGATACGGTCATCAGCGTTACCGCCCGTGTTGTTCATCTTCTCAACTTCTTTAACTAGTTTTGCTGTTAAAGAGCCAAGTTTAGACTGCTTTTTAAGGTCTTTAAAAGACATTTGGATACCTCGGATAAATTGGATATTTTGGATAATTAGATTATAACAGATTAATAATCAATTGTCAATAGAGTTCTTAAGGTTCTCAATAGTATTTGACATACCAGAGAATAATAACAACATATCAGTTCCTTCTGGGAATCCCATAAGTTCAACTGATTTTTGCAAATGATTCTTAAGGTCTATTGCTTCTTTATCATCAGAAAGACTAATGCGAGTGTACATTACTTTTTGTCTCTCTAATAATTCAGTAAGTCTTTCAATGTGTTCAACTTTGTCATCACGACTAAAAGTTCCAAACTTCATTGCATTCTTGTAAATAGACAATTGCAAATCGTTTATCTCTTGTAGTTCTTCACGAACTATGTCTGAATCAAAAAAATCACTCATTTACGATTTCCCGTAGTATTTTTTTAAAGTTGAATACATTTATATTTAGGAAAGGTTTATACTTCCTAATTTTCATACTAACTGTCTCCCAAACGGGATCAAGTAGTTTCTCATCAAATTTTTCTGAGAATGAGAATATTATATCATAAATTACAAAAGTTTCAAGTGAGATATCCCCACCTAAAAATCTTTTCAGTATTATAGGATGTCCTTTACCACATTCAAATAATTGTTCTAAATTATTTTCCTCTAATAACTTTCCTGATTCTTCTTTGAACAAATATGAAATACTCTGTTTTCTTCTCATCCAATCTGCGTAAGTTCTTTCACCAGAATTAATGATTTCACCAATCCACAGGTTCTTTGGATTATCTGTAGTTACGAAGTTTGCAAGTAAGAAGTTAACGATTTCTTCGTCAGAATACTTTCTAGATGTTTTCTCAAACCAATACTTATCTTTTCTTTTGTTAAAAGATGTCATTGTTGCACGAGATTTACCACCATACCGAAAAAAGTCATACCTACGATTTGTAAAATGACTTTTCATTGATAGATATGATTGGTAGGTTTCAAATGGAGTCACTTTCATCATCTTCCTCTTCACTATCTAATTCTGTAATTGAGTCCACAGGTACTTCTGCTTCTCCTATTCGATACCAATGTTGGTCAACACCAATACTATCAGGTCTGACACCTAAGTATTGTAAATCACTGAAAGTATGTTCACGAAGCATCGCTTGCAATCTCCAATGAATTAATTCTGATTTTTTCATTATAAAGGCAATTTTGCTCTTGATGTAGGTTTCATAAAGTTGAGACGGGTTGCATCCCATTTTAATCTTTCTTTTAAAGGTTTGGATATTAACTTTGATACTGATTCTACCTCAATATTATTAGTTTCGCAATAGTAACATATTGCATCAATGTAATTAAAGTCTTCTTCTGCTGCAACAATCTTTTCGATTTCCATTGCAAATTTAGATGGAGTCAAGAATTTATTCTCGATTGCCTGTTCTAGTTCTTTATTCGGTTCCATAGAGTTCCAGTTTATCTTGAATAAATTTGTTAATGTATTCTCCGAGGAGTTTGATATACTTTGCTTTGTTGTATTCTTCATAGACGATGCATTCTCCATTTTCACAGGACATAATAATTACTAATTTTTTAACAGATATACCTGTTAATTCATATAACATACAACCGTATGCCATACACTGGACAAAGTAATGTTCAATCCAGTCTCTGGGTTTTGGTTTTTTTGAAGTCTTAAAATCTATTATTGCTAACTCGTTATTGTACTCTGCGACACAATCGACTGTACCAGCAATTCCTAGTTGCTTACTGTAGAGAGAACCCTCTAAAGCGTAAATATTATTTATATTACCAATTTTTTGCTTCGCCACATTGAACAAAAAATTAGAAATTGGAGGAACCTTTGGAAGTTTCTCATCATTCAATAAATGATGTTCAGTTAGAGTATGAAAGTCAGTGCCACGGGTGGTTGCTGCTTTGGTAATACGATTTGCTTCTTCATCACCTACTTTCTTTCGCCAATTAATAAAAATTTCTTTATTATAATGACTAGTAACAGATGTAATTGAAACTAATTTAATTAATTCATCTTCATCAGGTACAGAGTAATATCGAACACCGTCAATAGTTTCTCTGGAAAGTTTAGGAAGATTCAGTTCTACATGATTAAACATTAAAGACCAACTTCAAGTTTTGAAATAATATATTCTTTGACAAGTCCAGAACGAACTATATCATCAATGCCATACTCTATTATATCAAAAGATGGCATTTTACGCAATATGTTGAGAAAGTCGTGTATGCCATTCCTGTCATTTGTTTTTACCAAATCACTTTGACTAGCATCACCAGAGAAAATAATTCGACTATTTTCTCCAATACGAGTAATGATTGAATCTAATTCATGAAAATTAAGATTCTGAAATTCATCTACAATTACGATTGCATTATCTAGAGTTGTGCCTCTTATAAAAGATGTACTCCAGAATTTGATTGTCTCTTGTGCCTTAAGATTACCATACAACATTTCAAAGTCAGCATCAGTTGGCATTTGAAACATATATTTTACCATATTTTTGTATGGTATTTGGTAAATATCTGCTTTATCCTCGTGATCTCCTGGTAAAAAACCAATTTCACGAGTTGATACTAAAGAACGCACAAGATAGATTCTTTCGTATGGTGTTGTCTCGTCTAATACATCAGCAAGTGCATTATATAAGGATATAAATGTTTTCCCTGTACCTGCTGTGCCATATGCAACAAGATGTTTTCCCTCCGCATATGAATCAAAAAGTTTCTTTTGATTATCTGTGATGGGTTCAATATCAAGAAGGTAAGTATTTCCAATCGGTTTTTTACGTTTCATTTGTTTCGTAGTTAAACCGATACCTATGGGTTGATCCCCATTAGTCTTCTTTTTTCTTGGCATTTGATTAAAGTGTCTTTACTCTTGAACCTGGTGATTGTTGTGCTTTTTTAAGAACATCATTCCAACCTGGTTTGGTCTTTCTTAACTTATCTTTCCATTCTCCAACTTCACCGACACCTGGCATAGTTGAGGGATCAGAATAATCCCTTGACCAATCAGGATTGTCAGAACACCACTGATCCCATTCTGTGATACTCATTACAACTTCTTTCTGTTCACCAGTTTTTGTATTTACTACAGGGTATGTTGCCATAATATTATAAAGTAGTATAGTTATTTAGACCCATTCCAGAGCCGCAGATACAGTTGGAAACTGTTCGGTAAAGATAGACTTACAAGCATTTGCGATATCCATATGTTCTTTCTGTGTTCCGTGTCCAGAACGGAGATCAATATAATGAACCCAAGAACGAACACTTCCAGACATATAAATGCGAGTTGGTGTTGCTAGTGGAAGAACAAATCTTGCACATTCTTTTGCAATACCCTCTCTTAGTAACTCATTATATAAATCAAGTCCTTCATTAAAATAATTTTGTATTCGACCAAGTAACATTTTACTTTGATCTTCTGGTATATCATCAATACTATTCTGACGATTCTTTGTATCTTGTCTTCTTAATTCTGGTAGAGGAATATTAGCGTCTAGTAAGTTTGTATCTGCATATCTTTGACTAAACTCTTGAAATGTAAAAGAACGATGTCGTAATATTTGTGCAGCAAGTCCTCTTGTCGTATTAATCTCAAGTGTCATAAATGCTTGCTCAAAAATTGACCAATGCTGATGTTTGATACAGTATCTTAATAGACCTGCATAATTATCATTGTCTTGGTTATTAGGATTACTTACACGAGCACAATATGCCATGTGCTTTTCAGCATCGGGTGATACACTTACAAGAGATACTTTCATTTAAATCCTTTTGATGTTTGTTCTTCAATTTTTGCTAATTCATTTTTAGCAACTTTAAGTTGTTCTCGAATTAATTTAAGTTGTTCTTTATCGTAGAGATAATCTTTTTTAAGTAATCTCTCTAATAACTTAATTAATCTTTTTGCTCTGCTAGTCTGGGTAGCCATCGTCGTCCTCTAGTATTTCATCATAATCTTGTGTGATGGTTGGAGGTGGACTTACATAAGATTGCACATCAGAAAAAACTTCTGCTTTAATATCATCAACTAATAACTCTAGCTTACGAACCATCAGTTTTAATTTTTCTCTGTCCATAATATTATTGTTTCAATCACTATAGCATAAAAAAAGGAGGGATGCAACCCTCCTGTATTTATTTTCCGTATAGGAACTTAAGTTCAGCAGTTATGATTGTGAGAAAGATAGCAGATGCTAAACATATCTCTAATGTTTCAATCACTTAAGACTTGTAAGTTCTTTTTCTTGTCTTACACCACGGTAAGTTAGATCGACCTTGTTAGTCTGCTTTGCTTTGTTTCTATCAGTGTCATATACGACACCACGGTATGTGACTTGTGCCATTTGGTTTGCTCCTAAAGTAGTTGGATGTTTAAATCCGTTCCTTCAGTCGGCTTTTGCGTCCTCAAAACATACTGGATCAGTATGTGCAATAATTACTCTAGTCATCTCTAACCTTTCAGGGTCAAAGGGTCTAACTAAAGATAGCAACTCATTGGCATCTGCACAATTAAGTGGAGCACCAAGTAATATTAATTTTGCTAAAATGTTGTACATGAGGATGAACGAACCCGTTCCGAGTCGGCTTACTTGCGTCCTATGATGAAAGCATCGCACTCACCATCGACTTTCGTACGAAGGTAATCAATAAGGTACTCGTGTGCGTCAGAGTTTAGATTCTTATCGCTAAGTATCTCAATTCTGTTGCGGTTCCACTCCGCACATGACATTTCCCAGTGGGAAGCATTATGTTCAGAGAGAAGTGTTGCGAGTAGTGCTACTTCTATCATTTGGATGAACGATGTGTTTATATTAACACATTCCTACTATATATGCAACTACTTCTGTATTTTTTGTTACAATTTTATAAAATCTTTAGGATCCAAAAAATTGGCGGGATTTTTTTCCCCGTATTTTTGGAATAAAAAGTTGAATTTAGTTTACACCCTTTCTTTTTTTCTTACCATTGTTCTGTGGTGAAGAGTAACCCCATAGCTTTGGACTAATAGTTCCCTTACCATAGTCAATCGTTTTCAATCCTTGTTTGAATTTATCATAGTACATATCAAACAACTTAAGTGTTGAACCTCTTGCTAGGTCATAGCACGTTGCATTATCGACTTGATATTTTACGATACACGCATCAGTTGGAAATTCACGAGAAGTAACTTGCTCAAAGGTTCCGTTTGAAATTAATATCTCACACGAATAGTTTTCTTTTGAGCGTTCTTTCTCATCTTTTGTCCAGAAATCTACACGTTTTGTTTTCTTTTCTGTCATGTTCAAGAGCGATTCCCCCATACAATATCAGGATATGCTTTACTTACAATATCTTTTGTGATTTTATATTTCTCACCAAGTCTTTTATCTTTTACAAGAGTCAGAATTTCTGCTTCAAGTGGATGTAATCCTTCAAGCACGTTGATGAACATAGTTTCACGACGAATACTTTTTATTGAATCATTACCACCCTTGATGAAGTGATAGAAATGTTTATACTCTCTTCTGATAGTGGTGTGTCCTTGCTGATCACTTGATCCTAAAGAAAAACTACCTTGCTCATGCATTTTTCGGACTTCATGTTCAATTTTTGTAGTCAATGTGCCACTGTAAGTATTCTGTTCATCATATCCTGTATAAGGAACTTCACCTGGTGGTAAAACTGATATTACTGTTTCATCAAAGTTCCAAATACAGAGTGCTTTCAATGAAATATGCTCATATTTTTTTAGAACTTCAACCTTCTTTGCTGCTGATCTTTGTCTTGATGCAAGATCAAACACCTCAAATGCAAAAGGATTATTTGGAAGATTTAACGTAGCGACCTTAACTGTTTTTGGTTTAGTCTTCGTCGTCGGGGTTTTCGTTGCTGTCATAATTTTCAAATCTAAATGCGACAATTTCGTCAGGTACGAGGTTTCCATTTACATCAAACATTTCTGGATGTGGTCTTGGTACTTCCCGATAATTCATCATATATTCTCTTGATACCCATCCAATTACAAGTCCGATGAGTAAAAATAAGAGAGACACAGGGAGAATCATGTATAGGATGATGTCTGTAGTCATTGGGAAACCTCCTCGATTATTTTATTTTCTTTGATCTTATTGAGAATTCAAAGTGAATGGTATACTCTCGTTTAAACAAGCGAACCACTCTATTTAAGATGATGTTAATTGATTTTTTTGGTTTTCGTTTCCCTCCTCTTAAAATTAACTCAAATCCACGATCAATATGATTTGATTTATTTATATCAAGATCGGATGACTTGATGCTCTTTAAGGAATTTGATTGTTTCAACTGACCCTCCTATTTTTTGAGATCCACACACGACTTGTGGAAATGTTGATCCCTTACCAAACTTATCATAAAATTCGGTGCGAGTAAAGTCTTTATCTAAAGTATACTCTATGAAATCACTACTTGTCAACTCCATGACCTGTTTGACCTTGTAGCAATATGGGCAGTTGGTTTTTGAATAA